AATACCATGTATATTAAGAAAGCCTACTTCAGACTGGATCAGAAGGGCTAACGAGCTCCTACAGGGCAATTTCGATCATAAAAGAATCTGGTTTGCGTCTCAAGCTATGGACGATAATTACCAAAAGCAAAGAAAAAAGAAAATCCCGATTAAGTCTTTAAAATTCTTAAATTCCAACGAAGATGAGTTAAGGCAATCTGATGGAGCTAAAATGATAGATTTAGTTGAACATCTTCATGATATGATTAATTATACAAAAGGTCAATGCGCCTTAATAGAAGTTAAATCTTCTCCTCAAGGCATTCAAACTTTTGATTTACCATTAAACTTGAAAAAAACTACTGGAGCTGGAAAAGCAAGAAAGGACTGCTACTCAGCTTTAGTGCTTGGCAGTTGGATGATTAAAATTCATAATGATGTCTATAGCTATAAGGACGAAGTGGTATCTTCCTTTGTACCTATGTTCATAAAGTAAGAAAGTTAACTTTTAAAGTGACTTTTTCACTTTTTTGTGTATAATACATTATATGGAAAGAAAGAATAAAAGAAAATACACTAAGAAGTCTCCGTACTGGGATAACTTATCAAAGTCTCCAAAACCAACTATTGAAAGTACGGCTTCTGTATCAGAGCCCGTTATATGCGGGGAAAGCTATTACGACTTTTCAACCAAAGCTTCTTGCGTTACGGAAGTGGGATCGAGAACAGCTGGAAACTCAACAACCCAAAGAAGATCTAATATTTCTCATAGAAATTCAAAAGATAATAAATATTTTAATATACAATCTTCATCTTTACCTTATAAAACTTCCGAAGCGGGAGTGGATAGTAGAGATTCTATAGAGTTATGTCAAAAAGCTTATGCCAACATACCTATATTTAGAAACGCTATAGATGTAATGTCTGAGTTTTCAAACTCTGAAATATACCTAGAAGGGGGAAGTGAAAGCGCAAGAAATTTTATATATAAATGGTTTGAAAAAATAAATTTATGGAAATTAAAAGATCAATTTTTTAGAGAATATTATAGATCTGGAAATATTTTTTTATATAGAATAGATGGTAATTTTTCTACAGATGATTTTAGAAATTTAAATAAAATCTATGGATCTTCGTTAACTCCAGGAAGAATCCCAATAAGGTATATACTACTCAACCCGTATGACATTGTATCAACAAGCGCCACCTCTTTCGACAAAGGAATTTACAAAAAAATATTATCTCAATACGAATTAGAAAGATTAAGAAATCCTAAAACAGATGAAGATAAAGAACTGTTCAAAGCTTTGACTCCAGAATCTAAGGAAGCTGTTGAAAAAGGGTCTTTTACTTTATCAGGTTTAAAGGTTGAGCTTGATCCTGATAAACTCATTTATTCTTTTTATAAAAAACAAGATTATGAACCTTTCGCAATTCCTTTTGGATTTCCTGTTTTGGATGATTTAAATTGGAAAATAGAATTGAAGAAAATTGATCAAGCTATTAGCCGAACTATTGAAAACGTAGTTCTTTTAATAACTATGGGAACAGAACCAGATAAGGGTGGTATAAATCCTCATAGTTTAAATGCAATGCAATGCTTGTTTCAAAATGAAAGCGTTGGAAGAGTTTTGGTTAGTGATTATACTACTAAAGCTGATTTTGTAATTCCTGATATTAATAAAATCCTTGGACCAAATAAATACGAGATAGTAAATCAAGATATTAGAGAAGGGCTTCAAAACATTATAGTAGGAAAAGAAAATTATTCTAGTACTCAAATAAAAGCTCAAATATTCTTAGAGAGACTTCAGGAAGCTAGAAATTGTTTTGTAAATGATTTTATCATGCCTCAAGTTAAGATGGTTTGCAAAAGCCTTGGGTTTAGAAAATATCCTACAGTTAAATTTCAAGAGGTGGATATTAAGGATGAAGTTCAATTCCAAAGAGTTATAACTAGATTACTGGAGATAGGTATTATATCTCCAGAACAGGGTGTGCAAGCCATTAGAACAGGTTTATTCCCTCATCCCGACTCACTAAAAGAAGCTCAAGAAAAATATATTGAAGAAAGAGCTGATGGATTATATAATCCGTTAGTAGGAGGAGTTCCTTCTGTGGAAGCTCCTGGTTCGGAAGAAGAGAGAGAATTAAAAGAGATGCAGATAGAAAAAAACTCTAAAAACTCAACTTCTCCACCTCAAAATAATACTCAACAAAAAAATACCCCTAATGAACCTGGAAGACCAACAGGGGCAACCGCAAAAGATTTGTACTCTAGAAAAAATATTCAATCTATAGTTTATGATATAGAAAAGTTAAGAACTTTAGCTTCAAAAGAAGTAAGAAAAAAATTCTCCGTTAAGAAATTAAATAAAGAGCAAAACGAAATTGTAGATAAATTGATAGAATCTATAATAACATCAAAAGAAAAAAAATACTGGGAAGAAAGCTTAGCTAATTGCATTAAAGATTCTGAAAATATGGCTTCCTTGCAGACTTTAGATCAAATTTTAAATATATCATCTGAACATCAATTACCCGATTACCCTTCTGCTATTTTATACCATAGTAAAAAATAATTTATTTTTAATGTAAATTTAATTTTTTTTTGTGTATAAATTTTTATGCAAAAATTAATTGTTGACTTATCTAGTAAAATTAATAGCTCAGATCTTTTTTGCGAAGATTGCGATTCTGGAGAAGAGTTTGAAATCTCAATGGAGTCTTGGGCTGAAGAAAAAAATAAAGGGAAAAAACTAAACAAACCTTTCAGGACTCCTAGTGGGCCAAAAAAGTTTTCTGTATACGTAAAAAACGAAAAGGGGAATATCGTAAAAGTAAACTTTGGCGATCCCAATATGGAAATAAAACGAGACGACCCAAATAGAAGGAAGAGTTTTAGAGCAAGGCATAATTGCGCAAACCCAGGTCCAAAGACAAAAGCTAGATACTGGTCTTGCAGACAATGGAGGGCAGGGAAAAAAGTCCAAGCCTCTATTGAAGGAGAAATTAAAACGGAAAAAATCGAAGAGCTAATTCTAGAAGAAATTGACGAGTCTAAGGCAAAAGGAAAAGGTCTGTGGCATAATATCAGAGAAAAGAAAAAAAGAATGGGGAAAAATTATCGTCCAGCAAAACCTGGAAGTAAAGACTATCCAGATGAAAAATCTTTAAAGAAAGCTCAAGAGTCATCAAATAAAAAGAAGAAGAAATGAATTATAAGTATTCTACAGTTTTTTCCAACCCTATATTGAAATCTGAAGAAATTGAATCTAGGTTCAAGCTTGAATCATCCGCTTCTTTAGATAATTTAAAAGATTTAATTCCTGAAGAAATAGATTTTGACAAAAATATTGATTTACTAGGAGTCGCATTTAACGCCGCCTTAATTAATGTCTTTAATAGAAATGGAGATGGAATATCTTCGGAGACAGCTTTAAAAATAAAAGATTATTTTATTCATAAGCCTACAAATATAGAACACGATAAGAAAAAAATTGTAGGGCATATTGTATCTTCTGCTTTTTCAGATTTAAACGATAGTAATATTTTAGAAGAATTAGACCCTGACGACCTAAATCCAGTTAATCTATCTTTAGGGGCTGTTATATATGCAGCTGCAAATAAATCCTTTGCCGCATTAGCGGAGGATTCCGTTGATCCTGATAGCGAAAAATATATGAAGGTTTCCGCAAGTTGGGAATTAGGGTTTAATAAATATTTTATTGCTGCTGGAAGTGAAAATTTAAAGGATGCAGAAATTATTTCTGAAGAAAAACATATCAAAGAATTATCTCAATATTTAAAGCCTTTTGATGGGGAAGGAAAGCTTAAAGATGGTACTCCTGTTTATAGGCTTGTTGTAGGAGAGGTTTTCCCACTAGGTATCGGTTTTACAGCTAATCCAGCTGCAAAAGTGAAAGGTATTTATTTAGATAATGATAAAAAAAAAGATCTAAAAGCTTCGGTACAAGGTACGGAACATTATCCTCTTGTAAACACAGCAAAAAAAGAAAAAAATAAAAAAAATGAAAATAAAATTTCACAAAAGTGTAATTTACATGTAATAGATTCTATAACTAATATTTCTACTATGGAAAAACAAGATTTAATTGAAGATTTTAAAACTATTCTTGACGAAAAGATTCCTAATCATGGATTCAGTGAAGAAGCAGTTGCTAATGTTGGTCGCGTTATTGGAGAAGCTATCAAATCCAAGAGCGAGCAGTATGAGAAAGAGTTAGCCTCTCTTGAAGAAGAGAAGGTAAAAGTTTCCGAAGCGGAAGAGCAAATGAAAGAAGACATTTCCTCTCTTAAGGAAAAATTAGAAGCTTCCGAAAAAGAACTTGCTGAGATTAAAGCTGAAGTTCAAAAAGCTAAAGAAGAAGAAGCTTTTAATTCCAGAATGGAAAACATTAATTCAGAATATGAGTTGTCTGATGAAGATAGAACTTTATTAGCTTCTGAAATTAAAACTATCGGCTTATCAGAGGAAGATTTCGAATCTTATAAATCTAAAATTTCCATCATGTGGGCTCACAAGAACAAAGAGTACATTTTGGAACAAGAAAAACTTTTTCAAGAAAAAGTTGAAGCCGAAGTTCAAAAAAGAGCCTCCGAAGAAAAAGGTGAAGAAAAAATTGAAGAATCCGAAGCTTCTCAAGAAGAGGTTGAAGAGTCTATTGAGCAAGCTTTAGAAAAAATCGAGCCTGAGCAAGAAGTTGTATCTAACAACAATTCTTCAACAGCTACCGAAGAGGAAGATCTTAGAGAAAAATTCGCTAAAGCTTTTTCTAAAGAAAATATAACCATTAAAATTTAATCTAAAAAAACCATGCATAAATTATTACCATTTAGACAATATGACGAAAAGGACGTTATCAATCTGTTCAAGCTTGACTTGGGCTCAGGTGCGAACTTTCAAGAGTTAGTTCCAGGCGGTTCAAGAACCTCTTCGAACTTAAAAGATTTTTATAGCGGAACGCTTGTTAAGCCTTCTTCTTCAAACGATTGGACTGCTGCTGATCCTGCTGGATTGCATGGAACCGCTGCTGTTAACCAACCTTACTTAGGTGCTATTGGAAGCGGAGATCAAGGACAATCCACCCAGTGGGGGTCAATTTATCCTGAATCTCCTTTATCCGTACAAACTACACAGGCTTCGACTGATCAAGAAAAAGTTTTAGGTATTTCCTTAAAACCTACATTAGCTTATGACGAGAACGGAGAGAAGCTTCTTTATTATAGCGTAAAGAAGGATGAGCTTCAATGCTCTATTCCTGGAGAAACAGTTCCTGTTGCGACAAAGGGTTTCTTTACTCTTAATACAGACAGTGGACTTGCTGACAAAGATGCTCCTGGTCATCTTTTAACTCTTGGAAACAACGGCACATTTGAAGCTGCTACTACAAACAGAGGCTCCGGAAATGCAAAAACAACTCTTGGAGTTATTTTAGCGGCTGGAGACAGAAGTGGAGACGGTAGCGACGACACATTCTTTGTAATGTTTAGTAACTCTGGCCTATAATCTTGTAAAAAAAGAAAGGAAATTTAAGAAAATGAATATTACATTAAAACGCACTGAAGAACAAGTAGAACTTGTAAAAGCAATGGCTTCCAAGAACAGGAATGTAGCTTATGAAGCCCAAGCAGCTGCCGCTGAATTTATCGGACCTGTATTGTCTGAGGTAATGAACAACGCTCCGACATTGAGCAATATGTTCAATAGCTTTCAGTTTAACGATGATGACAATCCTTCAATTCCATTGGATCTTTACCATGATGTAACAGATGCTGATTACCTTGAAGTGTATAGCCAGTCTGGCCCTGGAGGACTTCCTTCTAATACAGTTATCCCAACGCATAGCGAACTTAAGTTCACTACTTACCGCATGGAAACTGCAGTTGAGTTTGATCGTCGTTATGCTGCTCGTTCCCGACTTGATGTTGTAAGTAAAACTTTCTCAAGAATCGCTCAAGAGCTTCTTTTAAAACAAGAGCATACTTCTGCAAATCTTCTTTTGGGAGTTCTTGCTAATGCAAAAACTAACAACTTGGCTCATGTTGTAAAGTCTGCAACAGCAAATCAATTCCTTATTGACGATGTTAATACTCTTATCACGAGAGCTAAAAGGTTGAATACCGCTTGGACTGGAGGAACTCCTGTTACTGGTTCTCGTGGAGTTACAGACCTTATTGTTTCTCCTGAAGTTATGGGGCAAATCAGAGCTATGGCTTATAACCCCATCAACACCAAGGATGCTACTGGAACATCTCCTTCCGCTTCTAACGCTGTTGTTCCTGGAACAGAAGAGTTTAGAAATTCTATATATAAAAACGCAGGTCTTTCCGAGATTTACGGAATTAATATCACAGAGCTTAATGAGTTCGGTAACGGCCAGAGATTTAACGCTGTTTACGACACCCTTATCGGTGTTACTACCACTAAGGGTGGTGACGTTGGTCACGGTACAGGTGATTCCTGGGGAGGCAACGGAACTTCTGGAGATGAAATCATCTTAGGTATTGATCGCACTAAGGAAGCTATCCTTAAGGCGGTTGCCGTTGATTCGGACACCGGAGCTGAGCTTCGATTGGTTGCTGATGATCAGTATTCTGTTCGCCAGCAAAAAGTCGGATATTACGGTTCTATCGAAGAGGGTCGAATGGTCCTCGACAAGAGAGCTTTAACCGGCATAGTGGTTTAATTTTTTTAAAAAAATCCACTAAACAAAAAAATCCACTCTTCGGGGTGGATTTTTTTTGTTCCCAAGGGTATAATAAAAGTGTAATTAATTTTAATTCTATACATATGAAAACAAAAAAAACTCAATCCAGTAAAAAACAAAGCAAAAAGCAAGAGCCAATGATTTTTGCCGACGGTCAATTAGCCGAAGAAAAAGAAAAACTCCAATCTTTGGAAGAA